GACTCTGTGTTCATCGCCGCCAGAGCATCATGGATGGAGCCGCGAACCTCTTCGCCATAAATGGCGCTGAGGATTTTTTTCAGAAAGCTGCTGATATCAGCCATCTAAATCACTCCTTCCTTAGTCCTCCAGCATCCAGTCGAGCAGCAGGATCTCCTCGCCGCTCAGACAGCCTATCGTATCTTCATACTTGGCGGTCATCAGCTCGACCTCATGCTCCATCTCGTTGAACGGAGCAAGCTCGTCGCAGAAGGCCTTAAAATTAGGAGAGCCCACCTTGATGGAAATGGTTCCGGTCTCATTGCCACTTTCATCCTTGTCGGGCTCTCCGTATTTGTTGATGAGGTCGTGTTTGAATGCTTCATACTCGGTCAAAGCAGTAGAAAGCATCCGGAAGTTCCTCGCGGCGATATAGCCGATCTTGTTGCGGAGCTGAAGAAGCGGCCGCAGGTTCTGGACCATCACGACCATTTCTGAATTTTTAAGCTGTTTCTTCAACATTATCCCTCCTTTTGCTGAAGCAGTTCTTCGACCATTTGATAGAGTTTCTGGATCATGTGCGTATTGAGCGCGATAAGTTCGCCGTATCGGATGCTGTAACGGCAGTCCGTGATGCCATCCGAAAGGATCTCTTTGACAGGGTCTTTAACAAGCGCCGCAAGTTGATCCGATGTCAGTCCGGTGTCAAGCATTGCCTGTTCTACATCCTGGGCGATGAAGCCGAAATGTTTCCGCCCGGAAGTACCTTTGTTGTACTTGAAGGTGGACGGCTTCAGCGCCAGGAAGAACGCCTCATAAGAGGCAAGATCATAGTCGATACTGTTCTTGATCCTTAAGTCGGAACCGTAACTTGGCTCTTCACTCATGGTGATGCCGCCGGAAACGACAAGGTCTGCTCCGGTTCCGGAGATACGGGCGCCGGCATTGGTAACGATACACCGCCGCTGTTCGGCAGCGTTGTGGCCATCTCTGCAAGTGCCTTACCGGCAGTCGCCGCTTTGGAAACAAGGTCGGTGTCCATCCCGCTGATGGCGTTGCTGAACTCCGCCATGCTTTCTCCGAACGGAACAAGCTCATCAGCAAAATCAGAAAGAGAAGAACTACCCGTGAACCAGGATGCAATACCCTGCACAAGCTCGGCCTTCGTAAGCAGCAATATCGCGTCTGTCAATGCCTGCACACCGCTGAACATCGCCGGAGAGATGCTGCTTGCGCCGTCAATGAACGGCTGAACATTTGTCATAAACGCTGCAAGATCACTGCCGATCTGAGGGAACTGACTGGAAATACCACTCATGAATCCACCGACAATGCCGCCGACAAACCCACCGATCGCCGTACCGATCTGCTCCAACAGCTTGCCGCCCTCGCCGATCAGCCAGGAAAGGCCCGGGATCTGCGCAAGGGCACCGACAGCAGCAAGAACGACCGCCAACTCAGCAATGAGAACGCCCATACCAAGCACTCCGGCCATAGCACTGGGGATCAACGCGGCCACAGCACCCAACGCGACCATGATACCGGACAGTAGATGTTGACATGGCGAGCATCACCGTCGAACTCTTTACTGCACCTTTAACATCTCCGCTGATTTTGGTAAAGACCGACATAGATGCCATCAGTTCGGCAAAGAGAACCGTAATAGCTCCAAGTGACGCAGATAACTTCTCACTATCAATAAGAGAAATCGCGACGATGGATGCTGCCAGAATCGCAATAGCGCTTGCTATTTTCAGCAAAGTTCCGGCTTTTAACTGCGTCTGATATGCCTCAAAGCGTCCACGAACCCCATCCAGAATTCTCTTCACATTGTCAAGAAGACCTCCGACCTCGTCAAAGGGCTTCGTCAAACTATTGGTGAATTTGGTTATGGCAATCGCAATACCGCCGATAGAAATTCCGTTCAGTAGGTCGATGATTCCGCTAAAATCAGCATTACTCACCGCAGTTATGATCTTATTGATGCCGTTGCCGACCGCATCGAAAATACCACCGCCAATTTTCTTAGCAGCGATGGATAGTGCTTGGATCAATGCGGCGAATTTCGACACATCGGTATTTCCGCCAATCTTAGAAAACGCATCGGAGATGCCATCTTTCAGCCCAACAATAGCGTCTTTGACCTGACCGGCACGCTCTTTCAGCTTCTCCAGGATTGTGCGCAGAAGTTCCAGTCCCGGAACCTGGATCTTCTCCTTGGCAGTACCAAAAAGTTCCTTCAAAGACTCCTTTGTTTCGTCCAGCGTCGGAAGACCGAGGTATTCACGAACAGACTCGGCGAAATTCTTGATGGCCTTGACAGCGCCGCTCACAAAGTCAGAGATCTTCTCAATGCCTTTGCCAAAGGTGTCGTTCTTCTTGATCGCTTCATCAAGTTTGACGAGCCATTCTCCAATAGAGCCGGTCACGCCGAGAACACCGCCGCCCAAGCCGGTCACTTTTCCAAGAAGAGAACCGACCGGTCCCAGAATTGCGCCGATCGCCTGCTTGCAAATATCAAGGATGGCGAACAGCCCCTTAAAGGTGTTCTTCAGGTTTTCGGAAGCAGTGTCACTGAGCGTCAGCTTTTCCGTAAACTTCAGCAGCCCTTCCGTCAGATTGTGAAGCTGCTCTGCCGTGGTCGGTGGGAAAATTTCACGGAAAGCTTCTGTGATCGGCTTGATGACTGTTCCAATGCCTTTCAGCGTATTCTTCAGAGACTCGATCAACTCGGTTCTGCCGCCAAGATCTTTCCATCCCTGAAGCACTGTATTACGGGCATCAGACTGTGTGTCGATAAATCCACCGATCGTCTGGCTAAGACCTGTCCACAATTCCTTGGCTTCTTCAAAGTCGCCAAAAAGGATTTCCCATGTATTGGCCCAGCCGGAGCCAGCAGCCTCCTTTAAGGTATCCATCAACTGTGAGAATGTCTTGACATCCTGTGCAGCCGCGAATGCCTTCTTACCAATGTCGGTCGTCTCATCGGCATAATTACGAAGCGTGCCGACAAGAGCTTCCGTCGTCATCCACTGATCTTGTAAAGAATCGTTAAAGTTATGTGTGGCGTCGATGACATTTCCCTTGACGGTCTTATACATTCCGTCTGCGGTTTTCGTCAAAGTTCCGCACGCAACAGCCGACTCCAAAAGCTGTGTCTTGAATTCCACCGTTGCCATGTTCGCGTTTTCAATGGATTTCCAGTCGATCAGTTTGACATATCCTGCGGACAAGGCCTGCGCAAAGTTATACATCGCACGGGAAGCCTCGTTTGCATTTGCACCGGATACGGCAGCCACATTCGACACGCCCTGGATAGCCATAACAGCATCCTCAAGGCCGACGCCGGCATTCGTAAACTTACCGATATTGGAGGTCATACGGGCATTGAATACTGCCTCCGTAGCAATGACATCATTGTCACAATACTCGGCGACCTTCTGCCACATGCTCTCCGGAACAGGCTGGTCCCACGGAAGGCCAAGTTCCTGATGGTGGATGCCGAGTTCAATCTCCCACTTCTTCAAGCTCTGTTTTTTCGAGCAGAAGTCGTAAACATCAGTGTAAGAGACATTATAGGCTTCGCCAAAGAAGCAGTTGTTGCTCTTAGATTTCTTTTCGCTGCCGATGATCCGCTGAGACAGGTTGTAAAGCTGCTCATTTGTATAGCCCATCAAGCGAGCATATGTAGCCTTTTCCGTTGTCAATGTCCCACCCGAGATGCTCTCCGACCTCAGCCTCGCTCAGACCGATCTCATCGTAGAAATCATTCAGCGAAACACGCATCTCGTCGCGCATTCGTTTGTTCAGTTCATTCATAGCACGCATCAGGCGGTCGCGATCGGACTTGAAATATCGGTTTGTAAGGGGGTCGAAGCAGAGAATATCACCACCTCCGGTAATGATAACCTCGCGTTCGCCAAGAGGGTGTTTCGTGAGCGTCTCCTTGGCAACTGCATCACGGATCGCCTGCTCTTTTTTCTCGCCGACTACCTCAACAGCCTTCTCTTTGTACTCCTTGAGAGCCGTTTCGGAGATGGAATAAGCCGTTGCAAGAGCAGTGTTGCGGCGAAGATTTGCAGAGCTGGCGCCTACAAGGCAGGCTGTGGACAGCACCCCTGTAACAGCAGCCGGAACATAGCACTTCCATGTGGTGACAATGATCTCCTTGTTGCTCAGACGCCGGTTTTCTTTGATTTCTCTGGCGTCGATGAGCTGCAAAGCCTTTGGCGTTGCTCGAACGGCGGATACAGTGGTGGCGATCATCCCGGCAATTCCGATGCCGGTGAGGATCTCAGGGCTGTGCTTTTTCATTGACTTCTGGGCGCTTTTCAACGCCTCGATAATGGTTTGTTTTGTCATTTGAGTTCTCCTCTCTAAATAGTGTTAAGCATTCATCGGCGAAATCAGCGGCAATCGAAAATATCAGTCCTTCATCCGTACCATCTGCGATAGATGAGAAAATCACCATTTTCATGGTGAACTCCTCGATCACATCTTCCGGATCATCGAATGGATGGTCTAAAATTGCCTCAATCATCTCACATGCCGCCCATCTCGAAAAGCAAGACTCTTCAAAGTGATGGCGTGGCCAAAAAATCTCGGGCTCGTCCGATTCTCTGAGATAGTCGAGAAGTGCTTGCACGGCCATATCATTTGTCATAAGTTCACCTCGAAAAAAGAGAAGAGCCCTGTTTAGGACTCTTCCTCTTCGTTTCTGGCAGCAAGTGCTTCGTTGACCTTCTCCTCGATAATTGCTTCCTGCTCCTTGTTGTCGGCCCAGCCGGATAACAATGTTCCGATCCCGCCAAGGACGACTCCCGCAAGGGACAGCAGCTTAAAGATATTTCTCTGGTTCATAAAGCATGACCTCCTTTCCATAATAGGCGATGTAGTTTTTGCGGGAAATCAATAATCCCACGCAGATTCTGGTTGAGGGCCGAACTCAGCATCGACGACATAACACGGAATCTCTCCGTTCAGTCCATCATCAACCATAGCCTTCGAGTTATCGAAGTCGATCAAGTACATGCTATCAGACAGCAACCAGCCAACAACATCTCCGCCTTCGACATGGCTTATTCCAAGGAAGTCGTAGAAATCGTTCAGAGTTACGAACGCGCCGAGAACCATATTCCTGTTGATGTGATATTCTGCTTGCAGGACTTGGCTTATGGTTGCCTGAAAATATCTTTTGGAGAAGCTGTCGTAGAAGAGTCGCTGCTCCTCGTTGGCATCTTCAAACTCCAAAGATGAATTGGAGAAGCCTCCGGTAGTATTTCAAATCGCCGCCGCATTTTGGGCAGGTTGATACATCATTTGTAATCATATACATCGCTCCATCAAAAAATAAAGTGTAGGAATATCTTGACAACTCCTACACCATAATATATGATTACAAAGGACAAATCAACTATGGAGGTGCAACTCATGCTTGTAAAATGCCCTGAATGCGAATTGCAGGTAAGCGACAAGGCTCCGGCTTGCCCTCATTGCGGCTATCCAATGAAGCCGTCAGTAAAGCGAAAACCGAGAGCCAAAAACAATAAACGAAGACGCCTCCCGAACGGGTTTGGCCAAATCAGCGAAATAAAAAACCGCAACCTTCGGAATCCATTTCGGGCGATGGTTACGGTTGGAAAGACTCAGGACGGCAAGCCCATTTGCAAACCGCTCAAGCCTGACTCATATTTTGCAACTTATAATGACGCATATACAGCGCTCGTGGAATACAATAAGAATCCTTATGACCTCGGCGCCGCGATCACCGTCAAAGAGCTTTACGACAAGTGGTCGGAAGAGTATTTCAAGACGCTCAAATCGGATGGCAGTTCACGAGCCGTTACTTCAGCTTGGAAGTATTGCTCGGCTGTCTACGATATGCGAGTGATGGATGTCCGTGCCCGCCATGTGAAAGGCTGCATGGACGAGGGTGTTGCCACTGTCAGAGGGAAAGAACAACATGCCAGCGCATCCATGAAGAACAAGATCAAGTCCTTGTTCAACCTGATGCTTGACTATGCTCTGGAATATGAGATCGTCGACAGAAACTACTCTCGCACATTCAAGCTGACTGACGAAACGATCAAAGAGATCCAGAAAGTCAAGAAAGAGCACATACCTTTTACGGACGAAGAAATATCAAAGCTCTGGGAGCATGTCGACGATAAGAATTTCGTTGATGTGATACTCATTCAGTGTTATTCTGGATGGCGTCCACAAGAGCTCGGCCTAATTGAGCTTGCCAATGTAGACCTTGAGAATGGCACTTTCAAAGGCGGCATCAAGACCGAAGCTGGTGAAGACCGCGTCGTACCTATCCACTCAAAAATTCGTTACCTCGTGGAGCGACATTACAATAAAGCCAAAGAATTCGGCAGCCCGTATCTCTTCAACTGCAAAGACAAGCGCAGCGGCAAGACTGTGATGATGAGCTATCAACGCTATAAGGCCGGCTTTGAGATGATCCGTGACGAACTTAATCTTAACCCGGAGCATCGTCCTCACGACGGAAGAAAGCACTTTGTCACGGCCGCAAAGAAAGCCGGTATTGACGAATATGCAATCAAATACATGGTCGGTCACAAGATATCCGACATCACCGAAAAGGTCTATACCCAGCGAGAATTCGACTGGCTGAAGGAAGAAATCGAAAAAATAAAATAGGGTGTATTCTGTGTAGGAATGTCTATGTAGAAATAATATAGGAATAATATATGACTTACCTACATTTCCACACTTTCAACCACATCTTACCACTGCTTAAACTATTGAAATAACAGCACTTAGCAGCGAGTAATTCGAAAAGATGTTTCTATTCAAACAACGGAGTTAAACTCTTATGCCGTAAAATCACAAGAAAAGCGGCACATAGTACTGATAGAATTACGGGGTTGTTTGCGCTTGAAGGAGTATCATTGGTAAACGGAGCTCAAACAACGGGCTCGATAGGAGCGGTATACGCCGATATGCCTGACGTAGTGGCAAGGGCTAAAGTATTCATTCAGATGATCGATCTTGCTGATACTGAAGAAGAGCAGGCAACCCAAATCACCAGATTTACAAATACCCAAAACAGAATTGACGGCAAGGATTTTGCGGCACTCGATCCAGAGCAAGAGCGAATAAAAAATGAACTGAGTTTTTCGGGTATCCAGTATCTTTATAAAACAGGAGCAACTATAGAGGATCCGCTTCATCAGATTACATTGGATGAGGCAATTATTGCCCAAGCTTGTAGCATAGATGAGTTGTCGATTGTTGCATTGGCAAAAAGAAATGTTGGTGCACTTACTGAAAATATCAACAAGACTCCCTATAAACTCTTATTTAACGGAGGAACAAATAGCTTCTCTCTTACCAACAATGTATGGATTGCTCGAGTTGTGGATTCATTCCTTGCACAGAACGAGTCTTCAGCGACGGGAAGGAAACGACTGGTGCTAGTCCATGGTAACAGATTTTTGTTACATATGATACTCTCCGAAATGAAGCAGTATGCTAATTATTTAACAGCATTTTTTGATGCTAAAAGTCTGCCAGAGTTGGTCAACCCGCTGTGTCAAAAGTATTGGGAACTGACTTTTAGTGCGATGGAAGAGAAGTATCCTGATGCGTATCCAGCACACATCTTCAAAAACATAGGGCGCCTTAGAGAGATAAAGGAACAAATATGTTTACGCGATAGTAAATCTCAAGAGGAGTAATTTTGTTTATTTATAGTACCACGGCGACTATTCTCTGCTTTGGAATAGTCGCCGTGGCGTAGCTTTTAACTATTGATTAAATCCCTTATTATTCTTTCTTCCGCTGCGCTGCGGATGTTATTCATGGCACCGATCCATGTCATCTGATCTTCAGCTTTCATCTGCTCGGTGATCCCCTGCGCCTGTGCCATCTGCTTCACCAGCAGCTCCAGCATCTCTCGTGCCTGCCGATCTGTCTCGTTTAGGTGCCGTGTCAGCTCGCCGGAGGTCAATAGATTGATGTATAAGACCTTCCGATGTTCCTTGAGGTACTTGAGCCGCAGACGGCCATAGCGTCCGAAGGACGCTTCTTCTTTTCTCGGTAAGGTAAGATTTGGCAGGTAAAAGCCCTCGTGGTTTGTGTAAGTGATTTCCAT